CCTACGGTAGAGGTTAGCTCTTCGCCGTTTTTTTAAAGGTTTAGATACCTAAATGACCTAAATAGGTCGATACTTTTACCTGAGGAACCTCAACTCAAAACCCTATAGGAGAAATAATATGGCAGTGAATAACATCGCACCAGCCCCTCAGTTCCCTGAGAAGGTTGGCGCAAATTATGAGCGCAAAATGTCTCCTGCAACTCCAGGAATGCGTGGTCCGCTACGCTTTGAAGAAGGTGTTGCAACAGACACGGATATCCCAAATGACTTTCAAGTAGGATTGGATCAAGGCTACGACGTACCAGCCGGACGTCCTAACCACAACATGAACGTTATGGAAAAATATCCTGAGGAGACAATGAAGCAACGTGCTCACGTCGGCTCAGCCGCATGGGTAGAAGCTCCAGTATATGTCGCTGAATTTTCACAAGGCGGCTATGGAGATCATTCTCAGGTCGAAATTGAAGAAGCTATTCGTTCAGGTGCTCGCTATCAGCGTGTAAACCCTGCACAGGTAGCTGACTAATACAGTAGACTACGGGTACCCCAGCCTCGTATTCCCTTCTCCGGGGCTGGGGCCCTACTAATATTTAATAAATAAGGATGAGGTAATGGCTGGCGGAATAGATTTTTCACCCCCGAGTTATAGAGCAGCATCCTCTGACTTAACAATCTCTATTTCTCCACTTGGATTAGTGGAGTTAGCAGACGAAGAATTTGAAGTTCACGGCCCACGTCTAAATCGCTACTCTCTTAATTGGGCAATGTATTTAGGTCATCACTGGTCATATCGTCGTGAGATTGGCGAAGCTCAGATGGTGTATAACTATTACCGAGCATTTACAGATTACATTATTAATTTTACTTTTGGCAGAGGCGTGCAATTTAGAAGCCCAGCATCTACTGAGGCAATTATCCCCGACGTATTAAAACGTGTATGGGAAGTAGATAATGACAAGGCTTCTATCCTTTGGGAAATGGGACAACAAGGCGGAGTTTCTGGGGATTGCTTTGTTAAGGTAGCATATGAAGAAGCATATGTAGATCCTGTTGGTCGTCCTAATCCAGGCAAGGTTCGTATCCTTCCTTTAAACTCATCATTTTGTTTTCCAGAATTTCACCCACACGACCGTTCCCGCCTTATTCGTTTTAAATTGAAGTATCGTTTTTGGGGAACTTCAGCAGAGGGAACACGTCAGGTATATACCTACACAGAAATTCTTACAGACGATCGTATTGAAGAATATATCAACGATGAGATGATTGATTCTCGTCCTAATCCTATTGGCGTAGTGCCTATCGTACATATTCCAAACGTACGTATTTCTGGATCCCCTTGGGGATTGGCAGATTGCCACGATATTATCGTTTTAAATAGAAACTACAATGAAGTAGCTACAGATATTGCGGATATCATTAACTACCACGCTGCGCCAGTTACGGTTATTACTGGTGCTAAAGCCTCCGCCTTAGAAAAGGGCCCTAAGAAGGTTTGGGGCGGCCTTCCTAAGGATGCACAGGTATTTAATCTAGAAGGTGGCGGACAGGGCTTAGCGGGAGGATTACAGTATCTAGAGACCGTTAAAAGAGCTATGCATGAAATGGTCGGTGTCCCAGAAACAGCTCTTGGTCAAGTTCAGCCGATTTCTAATACTTCTGGTGTTGCGCTTGCAATTCAATACCAGCCATTGATGAATCGCTATCACCAGAAGCTAATTCAATACGGCGAGGGTCTGCAAAAAATCAATAGCCTAGTTCTTAAAACTTTAGCGTTTAAAGAACCTGAAGTATTTGTGTACAACCCTGTAGTAAACGGACCTATCAAAAACTATCAACTTCCTGTATTAGATCTTAATAGCCCAGTAACTTTTGAATCAACCGTTCATTTCCCACAACCATTGCCTTTAGATAAGCTCATTGTTTTGAGTGAAATTGCACAAAAGATGCAGATGGGACTTGAAAGTCGAGAAGGTGCTTTGCGTCAACTTGGTGAGGAATTCCCAGACGAAAAGCTAGAAGAAATTAGATCCGAACTTATTTCGGATGCAAAGGCAGATGGAGCTATCCAATTGGTGAAGAACCAGATTGCAGCTTCAATTGCCTCATTAACCGGCATACTTCCAGGGGGGGAGGCTCCTCCAGGAGCTACTCCAGGAGACGGAGTTGGACCTGGTCCATTCGGTCAACCGGGGGTCATAAGCCCTATGGAAGGCGCTGTGTTAGAAGAGCTTGCTCAGGTTCAAGCTGAATTAGTAACCGAAGCTTATGGCACTAAGATGCCGCAGCGTCGTACACCTGATTCAGATAAGCCAGAGTAGCTTTAGGCAGACAAACTATAAAAAATTTGCCAGCCTACTACCACCAATAAATCCGCAGGTCATCGTGGCACTAAATCGGACAACGACCTCCAAAACCTAAGGGACAATCATGGCAGAAACAACGAATATCGTTGATGCCCCGGCAGTTCAAGAAGCATTCTTGGCTGACGTTCCAGCAGCAACGGAAAGTAAAGCAGAACCCGTAATTGATCAAGTTACGGAAAAAACATATACCGAAGTAGATTTGAAGAAGGTTCGTGAGCAGGAGAAATCCAAGCTTTACCCTCAAATTGATTCGCTTAAAGAAGAGCTCACCTTGCTTAAGAAGGAACGAGAAGAGCGATTGGCAGAAGCAGAACGTGCAAAGGCTGAAGCAGAGGCTGAAGCAAAGCGCAAAGCTGAGTCAGAAATGGATGTACGCCAACTTCTTGAAGCTAAGGAAAAAGAGTGGGCGCAAAAGCTCGAAGAAGAAAAACTAGAGCGTGAACGCACATTTGCACTACTCCAACGAGAGCGTCAGTATGCAGAACTCACTGAGTATCGCAATCGCCGCCTCGAAGAAGAGCGGGACAACATCATCCCAGAGCTCGTAGACCTAATCTCAGGAAATACTCCTGATGAGATTGAAAATAGTATTACAGGGTTGCGTGAAAGATCTTCACGGATTCTGGAATCGGCGCAATCTGCTATGCAGACTGCACGCAAAGAAATGACTGGCAGCCGGGTAACCGCGCCGCCTACCGGACCGATGGACACTAATTTGGAGCAAAATCAGTTAACGGCAGAACAAATCTCTGCCATGTCGGTTACCGAATACGCAAAACACAGATCTAAGCTTCTTGGAAAAGCAGCTAACGATCGAAATAAGGGAATCTTCGGATAGTAAATCCCCAATAACAACTTAATAACTAAGGAGAAAACCGACTATGGCATCAGCCGTAACAGGTACCGGCAATTTAGCTGCCGCACCTACAGCGTACTCTGGCTCTAACAGCCAGCTAACGCAAGCAATCCAGACGATCTGGTCTAAGGAAATTCTTTTCCAGTCGATGCCAATCCTCCGCTTCGAACAGTTCGCTGTTAAGAAGACAGAGCTTGGCGTTGCACCTGGTCTCCAGATCAACTTTATGCGTTATAACAACCTTGGTTTTGCAGGAGCACTTGTTGAAGGTGTTCGTATGCAGACCAATGCATTGACAGCACAGCAGTTCTCAATCACAGTCGCAGAGCATGGCTATGCAATTGCTGTTTCTGAACTTCTACTCAATGCATCATTCGATGACGTGATGGCTTCTGCTTCACGTCTTCTTGGCCGTAACATGGCCCTTTATCTCGATGGCCAGGCTCGTGACACCCTCATGGCAGCGTCTTCCGTTATTTACGGTTATGATCGTTCTGCTAACGTTGCTGTTAACGACTGGTATACAAACGGTACAGTAGGTACTTCACGTGCTTCTCTTACCGGTAACTTCAACCTTACAACCGCTGTTGTTAAGGACGCTGTCGAGACACTATCAACCAAGAACATTCCACGGCTTGGCGAGACCTACGTGGCATTCGTTCACCCACACCAGAGCCGTAAGCTTCGTGACCTCCCAGAGTTCATTGAGGTAACTAAGTACGCTGCTCCTGGTAACTTCATGCTCGGTGAAATCGGCCGTCTATATGACACAGTATTCATTGAGACCACTCAGATTGAGAAGGTCACAAATGGTGCTGGTGCTGGTTACACTACCGACACTGCAGTAGCTGCAGGCTCAATTGTTTACCCAACTGGTGGAGGTTATACATCTCCAGTAACAAAGACTGGTAACGGTAACAAGGATCGCTATACAGCTATCTTCATCGGTGACAATGCATTTGGTCACGCGATCTCACTTCCAGTCGAACTCCGCGATGGCGGTATTCTTGACTTCGGCCGTGAGCACGCTCTTGCTTGGTATGCTATCTACGGTCTTGGTCTTATTACTGACCAGTCTGTAGTCTTGGCAGAAACCAACTAATTTAAGCAACACATGGGGGCGGGGAAACCCGCCCCCACTTAAAACCTATAGGAGAACAATAATCGTGGCAAAAGCAAAAGTAACTGACGTCACTGGACGTCAACGCGAAGAGCAACTAAAAGCTCACGCAGAAGAACTAGCACAACGTGCTAATGAGATGTCTATGGCAACTGCTACCGCAGCAGCTCGTCTTGAGACTGAAGTGGTAGATGTAAGTAAAAACCCAGATACACCAACAGTAATTGATGAGATTGAATCTGTAGGAGTCAGCATGGCTGATGATACGCAGATCGTTCGTTTGGCAGAAGATCTAGAGCACGTAACTATCGGCGTAGGAAAGCACTATTCCTTTAAAGCTGGACAAAAGTACAAAGTGCCTAAGCATGTGGCACAACACCTTCAAGAAAAGGGTTATTTGTACGAACGTCTCTAGTCTAATATAAGAGTGCCCACTCCGACGAAGACACGCCCTCCTAGTCGGAGTGGGTCTTTATTTACCCTGTATATTTTCGGTCTCTTTGAGATTATAGGTTGCCGGTTTTATTGGATAGATACGAGGACAAGTGGCGACGTTATCAGGACTTAGTGATCGTCTACGGGTAGAGATAGGCGATATAAACAGGACCTTTGTCGAAGAATTTCGTGGAGACGGGGTTAACAAGCGTTTTCAGCTTACCGAAGCTCCAGTAAATGCTACTTCCCTATCTATCAAAGTAAATGGAGTTGAAGTATCAAACGCAGCTAGTGTTGAAGAAGTTATGGGTATGGTCACTTTAGGATCAATACCTCCAGTAGACGCATCCGTGATTATTTCCGGAATTGCACATAAATATTTTACAGATGCTGAAATTCAATATTATGTTAATACCGCGTTTGTAGAGCATTCAGCTCGTGCTACAGATAGCAGCGGTTCTAGAGTAACCATAGCTACTATGGCAGGTATTGATGAATATCCGGTGGTGCTTTTAGCGTCAACTATGGCTTTATATACCTTAGCCACTGACTCAGCATTTGATATTGATATTATTTCTCCGGATGGGGTTTCTATCCCTCGTTCAGAACGTTTTAGGCAGCTTTCAGACATTATTGCGCAACGCAAAGAACAATACCGTGAACTCTCTATGTTGCTTGGAACTGGTCTTTATAAAATCGACGTGTTTAATTTACGTCGTATTAGTCGTCGTACAAACCGTTACGTACCTATCTATCGTCCACAAGAAATAGATGACGGATCACTTCCACAACGTGTATATCTGGCTATGCCAGATTACGGAGATATTACTCCTGCAAGCCCCGTAGTAAACAGAGATCTATCTCTTTACTCTGGAGATAACTTTAGTATTCAGCTTAAATTCTCTGTGGATCTTGCTGGTTACACTCCGCTTTCACAGATTCGTTTATTCCCAACTTATCCAAACAATCAAGTTGGGCCAATTATTCTTGCTACCTTTACCATCGTAAAAAGTGCTTCCATTGTCGGTGGTCCACTAGATACACTGACCCTATCCCTAACTAGCGCCCAAACAGATGCTCTTCCACGTACCGCATATTACGACATTCAATTGACAAATAATTCAACTGGAGCTGTTAAAACCTATCTAGAAGGCAAAGTGTTTACTAAGCCTCAGATTTCGGAGTAATCGTGACAGATCCAGAGATCATACAAATTATTGAGCAAAGCCCTGAAATTGTAGTCTTTGGTCCTGATACAGCTGGTCCTGCAGGAGCTATGGGACCTACTGGTCCAACAGGACCGACAGGAGCAGCATCAACTGTAACTGGACCTACTGGAGCAACTGGTGCAACTGGTCCTATGGGAGCTACTGGTGCAACAGGACCAACAGGTGCTGCAAGCACAGTTGTGGGTCCCACTGGTCCGCAAGGAGCTACTGGTCCTGCTGGTCCTAAAGGATCTACTGGTCCACAAGGACCTACTGGCCCAATTGGTGCAACAGGACCTGCCGGTGAACAAGGAGTTACTGGCCCACAAGGTATTCAAGGACCTATGGGGGCAACTGGACCGACAGGTTCTAGGGGTGCAACAGGTCCAACCGGATCTCAAGGTATTCAAGGACCAACTGGTCCTGCCGGTACTGGAGTTACTATTCAGGGAACACTTCCCAATGAAAGTGAACTTCCAGAAGTTGGTTTGCCTGGAGATGCATATTTAATCGATGGTGATCTTTACGTTTGGGATAATGCAAATACCATCTGGGAAAATGTTGGAAATATTCAAGGACCTACTGGTCCACAAGGAGCAACGGGCGCAACAGGTCCACAAGGTCTTCAAGGTTTTCAAGGTTTAGCTGGTGCAACTGGCGCACAAGGACCTACTGGACCTACAGGTGCACAAGGCGCAACTGGTCTTCCAGGACCAACAGGTCCTCAAGGTGAGCAGGGTCTAACTGGAGAGCTTGGACCAACTGGTCCACAAGGCGCAACTGGTCCTACGGGAGCACAAGGACCAACAGGTGCCGCATCTAATGTTCCTGGACCTACAGGTCCTACTGGTGCTACGGGTGAAACAGGTTTACCTGGTGTACAGGGTATTCAAGGACTTCAAGGTGAACAAGGTATTCAAGGAGAAACCGGTCCTACTGGCCCACAAGGTTTACAAGGTGAGGTCGGACCTACTGGACCTACCGGTGCAACTGGTCAAGGCTTAAATGTTTTAGGTGCATTAAACAACTCTGGTGAATTACCTGCATCAGGTAGTCCAGGAGATGCGTACATTATCTCTGGAGATTTATATGTTTGGAGTAGCAACTCTTCTTCTTGGGTAAACGTAGGAAGAATTGAAGGGGCTACTGGTCCAACAGGAGCGCAAGGTGATATAGGACCTACTGGACCACAAGGTGAAACTGGACTTATTGGTCCTACTGGACCACAAGGTGAGCAAGGTTTAGCAGGTCTTGAAGGTGATCAAGGTCCACAAGGTGAAGTCGGACCAACTGGTCCACAAGGTGCGGCTGGACCTACCGGACCTACTGGTCCAATGCCATTTAACTATGTTGGTGCGTATGACAATGGTGCTGATTATTACCCTGGCATGGTTGTTTCATATTCAGGATTTTTATGGATTCGTATTGGTGAAGCAAACCCAGGCTATCCACCATATGAAGGAAGTCCTTATTGGTCACTATTTTTAGGCGCAACAGGTGCACAAGGTGAGACTGGTGCAACCGGTCCGCAAGGAGATGCAGGTCCAACAGGACCAACCGGTCTAACTGGAGATATTGGACCTACTGGTCCACAGGGAGATCTTGGACCTACGGGACCTCAAGGTGAAGTTGGACCAACTGGACCAACAGGACCTGAAGGTAAGTCTTTTGTAGTAAGAGGGACTTTAAGTTTAATAGCAGATCTTCCTACTACAGGGAATATTTTAGGAGACGCCTATGTAGTACAAGAAGATGGTGGACATCTTTGGGTATGGGATGGAACAGAGTTTGATGACATAGGACAAGTAGTGGGGCCAACAGGTCCTACAGGTCCAACTGGTCCAGAAGGTGTTTCAGGTCCTACCGGACCAACAGGTAAGTTTGCATATACTTCAGAAACACCGCCTGTTGGTGCAGCAAATGGAGATGCTTGGTTTAACCCTACAGATGGTTCTGCGTATATCTGGTATGATAATTATTGGATTGAGGTTGGTGCGGCTCCTCTAGGACCTACCGGACCTACAGGACCTGCGGGTCCTATTCAAGACATTATTCCAGTTATTGTTTCTGCCTTTGACCATG